ATTGTAACAGTTGAAATAACAGATATCGGAGTGAGCGGGGAAGGAATTGGCCATGTGGATGGTTACACGCTCTTTATCAAAGACGCAGTGATCGGTGATGTGGTTGAAGCGAAAGTCATGAAGGCAAAGAAGAATTATGGCTATGCCAGATTAATGAAAGTCATCACACCGTCAGAATATCGCGTAGAACCAAAGTGTGCATTTGCCAGAAGATGCGGAGGCTGCCAAATTCAGGAAATGTCTTATGATCGTCAGCTTGTGTTTAAAGATCAGAAGATCCGCGGAAATCTGGAACGAATTGGTGGCTTTACAAAAGAGCAGATTGAAGCTGTGATGCAGCCGGTTGTTGGAATGGAGCATCCGTTTAGTTATCGTAATAAAGCACAGTTTCCATTTGGAACAGACAAAGAAGGCAATCCGATCACGGGGTTCTATGCCGGAAGAACACATGATATTATTGCAAACACAGATTGCGCTCTTGGCGTAGATCAGAACCGAGAAATACTCGAGATTATTTTACAATATATGCGTGAAAACAAGATCAAATCGTATGACGAGAAGACTGGAAAAGGTCTGATCCGGCATGCATTGATCCGCTATGGCTTCAAGACAAAAGAGATTATGGTCTGCCTTGTGGTCAACGGAAAGAAACTTCCGAAAGCAGAGCGGCTGATTGAAAAGCTTATTCAGATTGAAGGCATGACAAGTATCACGATCAGCCCGAATACACGAAGAGATAATGTGATCATGGGAGATTCCTATGAAATTCTCTGGGGACAGGGATATATTACAGATTATATCGGAAATGTAAAATATCAGATTTCTCCATTATCATTCTATCAGGTGAATCCGGTACAGACAGAGAAACTATACGGACTTGCACTTGAGTATGCAGACCTCAAAGGTGATGAAACCGTGTGGGATCTGTACTGCGGAATCGGAACGATTTCCCTCTTCCTTGCTCAGAAGGCAAAACAGGTTTACGGAGTTGAGATCGTGCCACAGGCAATCGATGATGCCAAAGAAAATGCAAAGATCAATGCGATTGATAACGCAGAATTTTTCGTTGGGAAGGCAGAAGAAGTTCTGCCGGAATATTATGCAGAGTATGAGCGAGAGCATAATGGTGAGACAGCTCATGCAGACGTGATCGTAGTGGATCCACCGAGAAAGGGTTGTGACGAGACACTGCTGGAGACGATCGTGAAGATGCAGCCGGAGAAGGTTGTGTATGTAAGCTGTGACAGTGCGACATTGGCGAGAGATCTGAAGTATCTGTGCGCGAATGGGTATGAGATTACGGTGTGCAGAGGGGTGGATCAGTTCCCACAGACTTATCATGTGGAGACAGTTTGTTTATTATCACGTAAATAAGCGGTTTTACAGGCTTTTATGAGTGGAGTTCAGTCTATTTGCCACCCATTTGCCACCGTAATTTTTAAAATCATCACTGAACAAAGAAAAGGGAGTGAACACGCTGAACAATCAGCGGATTCACTCCCACTATTTTTATTTATGACGTTTTTACTTGTGTGATTTTTTCAAATAGATCAACAGAACGTTCAGCCATTTTTTCTGTATCATGCACATAGGTCTGCAATGTGGTTTCTATGTTGGTGTGTCCTAATCGTGTCTGAACATTTTTAACATCAGCACCGGATTCAATCAACAGTGTTGCGTGTGTATGCCTTAAGCTGTGATAATCAAAGGCAAGATGCATTTCATGGTGTATAACCCTACTGCAATACTTAAATGAATCAGTAGAAGTATACTGACCGTTTTCATCAACACACACCAACCTGATACGCTGTAGCGGACTTTCAACACATTTTTGAATAGGTACAACCCTGATCATGTCATTACCTTTTTCATCAGTTTCAATCTTTTTAACATGAATCGTGTAATATTCCCCATACTTCATTTCATTCTTGAGTTGTTCAGCTTTTTCCTTTTTCAATGCCTGATATAGTGTTTCACCAAAAGGGACTTCACGAACAGAAGTAAATGTTTTTGGTGTAGTAAAGTACCAAGATGAACGCTGTTCTTTCTTACCTTTCTTTTCAACAACCTTTCTTACATCTGCCCCAAAGTTACGTTTTACAATCTGCTTATTTACAGATATTTTTCTTTTATCAAAATCAATATCATCCCAAGTAAGACCAAAGGTTTCTGATATTCGTAAGCCTGTATAAAATCCGATCATTAAAGGTATATAGTACCGGGTGTTTTGAAATCTGTCACGAATTTTACACCATTCATCTAATGTCAGTACAATTCGTTCACGTGGTTTTCTTTCAACCTTTGGAAATTTCACATATTGCATGGGGCTAGACTGTAAATAGTGCATTGGTTCAACTGCATAATTCAATGCTGCACTGAATACAGATAAAATACCAACTAAATGACTTTTTGAATTACCGTTCATTTTTAATTCAACAGCGTACTCCTGTAATACTGCTGGGGTGATTGCTTTTAATCTATACATACCAAATTTTGGAATTAGATGCCCTTGAATGATTCTTAAATACCCTACTTGGGTGTTATATTTCAGATTGGTCTTACAGTACAGATCAAACCACTGATTCAGGTAATCAGCAACCGTTATTTCTGTCGGTTCAAATACAGTCCCGGCATTATTGTATTCATTCATAGCAGCAGTCAATGCCTGTTCAGCTTCTTTCTTGGTTCTGAATCCACCCTTTTCTTTTTTCTTCCTTTTACCGTCAATTTTTCCAAGGTCAAAATAATATGACCATGTTGTACCTCTTTTTCTTACTCCACCTTGCATAAATAGCACTTCCTTTCATTGAAAATGGGTGCATTTAATAAAGGAATGTGCTATACTGATTTTGGTTTCGGAAGTATCGCATATTCCTTTATTGGGTTTATGGGTTACATCTATCAAATACCGTTCCTGATTGCCGTCAGGGGCGGTTTTTGACTATTTGACAAATTTGAAATACTGACATATAATATACTTAACAAGGCAGCCGGAAGGTGAATGCAACTCACCCGACCCGGCAAAATTTAATACTTAGTTATCATAGAGATAGCCGTTCCTAAACTTTTCCAGAGAGCAGGACGGCTATTTCTTATGTGTATAAGTCAAAATCGCAACGATTAGTAATGCTGTAGTAAGTATTATCTGCAATTCTTCGTATGTACTCATAATAATCACCCTTTCTGTAAGGCTCAGATCAGATGAGAGCACGTCCCCCGGCTGCACGGTTAAATATATTATATTGTCAATGATCAAACAGTTTAATTTGTCTTA